TTCCTGGGCATGATGGATATGCCCCAGGCACCATAGATCATGGTTAGCCAGGGCCAGCTGGTCGGTGCTCAATTCAATATCGTAACCCATCATTTGTTGGGTGGGCGAGATCTTGGCACCGCGCACCGAGAAATGCCCCAGGCAGATATGGGGCCCATCCGGATATTGAGCGGCCGCGGATCCGAAACCGGTACAGATGGAAGTCAAGGCATTAACCATAGCTTGATTAACGTCCTCTATATCGCCCTCGGCCACTGTTTCAAGATACTGTTTAGTCGGTTGTGGCAGGCAGGAAACAACGAATTGTTTAAATTGTCCGCCTGGCAGTGCATCAAAAATGATCGAGTTTGGATAATCGGCCACGATAACCTTATCAAGGCCCTCGAAGATCTTAGCGGCCAGGCCGTCATGCGACGGTGTACCGATAAGAATTACAACGCCATAAGTGGAATAATCGGCCAGCTTTCTAACAATCGTCATGGCCAGCCTGGCGGCCTCTGAATCCAGGCGAACGTCGGCCGAGTTGAATATATCGCCGGTAATGACGGTTAGATCCGGCATAATGACCGAGGCCTCGCCCACCATGAACTGCAGAACGCGGCCAGCCTCAATTATATTGGCGTCTATGTGCCAATCGGAAGTATGTAAAATTTTCATATTTATCCTTTCTTGACTTTCGGTATGTGGTTTTCATCCTGGGCCAGAACGCGGCCACCGCCGGTTTCACAAGAGCGGCAATAATACCGGCGATTGACCTTTGACATTAAGCGCGAGCATACAGGGCAATAGTGTTTCATTACCTCGACGAGCTGGCGGAAGATAACCAGGGCGGGCCCCTTTACCTGGCGCCGGCCTTGTTCCCAGGATTCAACAGTTTTGCCGGTGACTTCAAACCGGCGGGCGAATGTTTCGGTATTCTCTTGGAAATATCCGCGGATCCTCTTGATCCGGTATGGTGTAAATTCAATTAGATCTGGCATCGATAACCCCTTTCTAAAATGGAATATCATCTTCCGGCATATCCGATAAGGCATCATAAAACGACAATAGTTGAATATCCGAGAATTCCGTCAATGCGATTTTCAACTGTTTCTTATCGTAATTTTTGCGGGTGATGAGTTTGTTAAGCATTGATATTTTATCCTTACCACTGGCGCCCTCAAAGTCGGCGCGGGCAACGTCGGCCGGATCCGGATCGGCGGAGGCCTCGGCGGCAGCCTCTTGATAGTCGGCGTCCTCTATATCTGAACCCTGGGCCCCGCCATTGGGTAGGGCGGCGGGCTCGATCTCCGGATCGCCGGCGGTGATTTGCGGCGGCGGCGCGGATCCTGGCGCCGGCAAGGTACCCATAGGGGCCCCACCAGGCGGCAATCCAAATATTTGACCCTGGGCGCTTATGGCGGCCTGGGTGAGTAGCATTTTAATATTCGGATCCTCGTAATCCGGTTTTAAAACAACGCGGACCACCACAAAGGGCCTTTTCAATTCATCCGGAGTGTAAAAGGTTTTAAGGCCCAACAGATCGCGCTTAACTCGCGCCTGGGCGCCGGATTCGCATAGCTGGTCTTTAAATTTCCGGCGGCGCCTAACCTCTTTGCGGGATTTATCGTCGATGTATTCCTGGCGCTGATGATCGCTAAGATTATTCGGCCAGGCGCCCTGGCCCTTATCCTTGCACCACTTTTTCATTTTGTCCTGGTACATTTCTAAGACTTCTTCCTCGATAACCTCAAAATCCATGCCGTAGGTTTTGACGGCCATAACGACCGATCCATCGGCTTTCCGGATAAACCCGCCGGCCTGGTAGCTGATATATTGCCGATCGGATCCGTTATCGGTCCGGACGGTTTTAATCATTTCAATGCCAGCCAGGTTAGAAAGTTTCTCGAGGCCCTGTTTGTGGATTATCATTTTACCCTTATCGTGCGGATAAACGTCACCCTCTTTCGGATCCGGCGAGAGCTCCAACTGTTCGACCGTAACCGCATGAAGTGGTGTAAGGCCCTCGGTGGTGATCGCCGGCGTAAGGATATTGCATTTATCCTTTTTAGCTTTTGCCAGCGCCTCTGTTAATTGCTGTTTTGCATTTGCCATTAGATTCAATCTCCTTTTTTCTCTTTCTTTTTGAACTGTTTAGCCAGCGGACAGGTGCCCCAATGCGGCCGGTACACCTTGACCATTTCCCCCTGGCGATCGGTAAATAACTGGATGCCGGTATATTCTGGCACCATGACCATGCTTTCCGGTTTAGCATCGACCGGCATTTTTTTGCCTGTAACCATCGTTATAAAGGCAATATCGGCACCGCATTTACATTTCTTGATATTCATAATTCTACCTCGTTCATTGGCTCATAGGCGCCTGGTAGGATCTCGACCGGCGGCAGGCCATTTTTAATCCTTTTAGGATTAGCGGCCTCGATGCACTCGCGGCATACCGGTTGTTTTACTCCCTTGATCCGGATCGATGGAACCTTATGAGGATTAAAACCAAAAATCCGCCGGCATGAAATACACGCGGCGGTAACGAATACATAACCCATAATCCCCCCTAAATTGAATAATCCTCGCTGGTATCACAAGCCTTGACCAGGCCTATACCGTCGCATTTAGAGCAAATGACAGCCTTTTCCTTTAGGCTGGATCCATAACCTTTACAGTGCGGGCACTGCTTAAATCCGTAATTCTCCGGATTGACTTGAATATCCAGATTAACGTGTTTTGGTATATAATCCATAATCTCCTTTTCTTGCTACCATCGAATCGTCCACCAGCTCGTACTCGTCCTGGCGGGCGTCCGGAGTCTGTTTGTCCGGATAGTAAAAATCTGCACCAACCCCGCAAATATAATCGCAATTTTCAGCGACTTGATCGATGCACTCCTGGGCGGCCTGCAGTTTGCCGGTATGGATACCGGCGCAGTAGGCCACCAGGGCGATAATCAAAAATCCTATAATCCAATAGATGTGTTTCATAATTCACCTATGCGGCCCTGGATAGATCCGGCCAAAATTCGAGCTGGATAACCTGGGCCATGTTGATTTTGATTTTTGGTTTTGGGCGGGCCCTTAGTCGGTCGATCTTCCTTAGAGTGGTATTGGCCTGGGCCATAAAGCGCGGCAGGATCTCGGCCCTTATTTCGGCGTGTAAGTCTTTAGCCCATTGTGGCGCCATTGAATTGTGCGGCGATCCGAAAGATAGAAAGCGGGCCTTGATGCCTCGGCGGCCACACTCGATCTCGGCTAATTCTTTCCATTGATGATCGGCCGCGAAAAAGCAAGCGAGCTCGGCTTTTTCTTTCTGGCGCCGGTACCGCTCGCGCAAGGTTGCTAATTCTTTTTCCAGTTTGGTTTTTTTCATCATTTTTTCATTACCTCGACCGTGTACCCGAAGTCCGGACCATTCTCGACGGTGAAGTGGCCACCGTGAAACAGGACGGCCAGCAAAAAGGCGGCCAGCTCGTCTATCCGGTCCTGGGGAAAAAATACTTTGTTTGGGCCTGCGTTTTTCATAAATTCAATCTCCTTTATCGTTCGTATCTTTCGGCCGGTGCATCGTTAATGGTGTAGGTGATAATCGCGGAGTATCCGCACCCTGGCAGAAAGTGGGTTTTGACCGATACTATTTCTATATTCCGACTTGCTTCAAGCTGGCAGATTTCATCGTTTATCTTTTTTTCCTGGCCGTTATTCATGTGGTCCGCCTCGATCATTTTAATTCTTGTTTTCATGTATTCGATCTCCTTTGTTATTGGTTTACCCCTGTATATATTATTGGCTTTTCGTTCATATACTTTAGGTTTATTTATCCTACTTTGACGTACTACGATTATACACCACAAAAATTAACCGTGTCAAACTATTTGTTTGGTATTGACATATTAATTCTATGGGCCTACAACTAAACAAAAAACCATAATCAAAGGAGGTTTTAAAGCATGAGAGTTGAGGCATACCATAATTGGGAATTAGAAAAGGCCATCAGAGAGTCCGGCCTGCAGGCCATAGAAGTGGCTAAAAAGGCGGGAGTCGATAGCGCGAAACTTTCACATATCAAACGCGGTCGGATGCGGCCGACCGATGAGGAAGAAATAAAAATAGCAGAGGCGCTGGGCACGACGGTTAAGAAGTTGTTTATAAATAAAGACGATTTCCGATAAGGGCGGGCCATGAAAAAGGGCGCCCCGCAAGTCGAGGATGGATATACGCGGCTGGCTAATGAATTATTAGAGGCACTTTGTAAATGGAAATGCCGAAATACCGATATTCGCCTGGTCCTGGCAGTGTTTCGATTAACCTATGGGATCCACGGCCGCAAAAAGGCCAGGATTGAAAATCAACAGCTGGCAGATATGACCGCCATGCCGATCTATAAGGTTTGCCAGGTCCGCCGGCGCCTGGTAAAAATGAAAGTTATAAAAGTTGCCACCAGTGGCAATCAACGTACACTAACATATTCATTTAATAAGTATTATAAAACCTGGAAGAAATTGCCACCGGCGGCAACAAAGACCACCGGCGGCAAGGGTAGTGCCACCAGTGGCAACGATGATGCCACCGGCGGCAACGGTACCTTATTAAAAGAAAATATAAAAGATAACTTAAAAGAAAATGGCGCGAGCGAACCGCCCGCACCCCCACCGCCGGCTAAAATTATACCACCATATAAAAAAATCATCGAATATCTGAACCTATTAACCGGATCCAGCTATAACGATCAAAACGAATCAACCAGGGGCCAGATCCGAGCTCGGTTTAGGACCGGATACACCGAGCAAGATTTTTACGATGTAATCAGCGTGAAAACCGATCAATGGTTAGGCGATTCTAAAATGACCCAATATTTAAGGCCGGATACATTATTTCGGCCTCGGAAGTTCGACGCCTACCTACAAGAGGCCAAACGATCAAAGAACCTGGCCAAGTCCGAGAAACAAAAGGTAAGGGAACGCCGTTATAAAATAGCGGCCGGCATATTGCGCGAGTCTGGCCAGGAGGCCTGCCTGCGATATTGTCAGGATAACAAAATCGATGCAGAGGATTTTAAACTATGGATCTCGAAACTTACAGAGAATTAATGAACGAATTTTACGAAACAACAGGGATAGAAAGGCCACCGGCGGCAACGATTGAAAGCTGGTTTTGGCACGTTGAAAAGGTGGAATTGCAAACCCTGGCGGCCGTCTTAGAGAAAATGAAAACGGAGCTCGGCCGGCGGCCTTATAATATGCTGTTTAAGTTAAAAGAATTTATCAAGATCTATTATGCTGATAATCCGGAGGCCAGGCCTAAACCAATAGATGAACCCTGTACTGATTGCGACGGCCAGGGCTATTATTTTGTGAAATACGCGGCTAATGGCGATAGTGAAAAGCGGCAATCGGCTATTGTGCTTTGTGGATCCTGCGAGAACTGGCGCAAGCAGTATGGATCCACCAAAGGTAAATTAAGATTAAAGAAATTTGAGGCCGAATATCAAGGTTTCAAGATTGTGAGGTAAAATGGAAAATCACGAATTAATCCACAAGTTAAAGCTGGCCGAAAAGGTGGCCTGGTCACTGCATGGCCTACCCTATCGATGGGGCGGATCCGATACGATCGAGGGATTTGACTGCAGCGGTATGGTAATCGAGATCCTTAAATCGGTCGATCTCCTGCCCAGGTCCGGAGATTGGACGGCCCAGGGCCTTTATGACAAATTTGATAATGAGCGGTCCGGAGCTCAATTAGGATGCCTGGCCTTTTGGTGGAATTCACCAAAAACAAAAATTATCCATATTGAATTTTGCCTCGATACTAAGCACACAATGGGCGCCAGCGGCGGCGGATCCGCAACGACCAGCGAGGCCGCGGCCGCGGCCCAGGATGCCTATATCAAGGTCCGGCCGATCCGGTTGAACAACCTGGCCGGCTTTCGGGATCCCTTTCGATAATGGATTTTGATGCCGAAAAGAGTTACCTCGGTACGTTATGCAAGCGAGGGCACACATACAAAAGGACCAGTAAATCATTAAGGAAACTAAAAAAAGGCAAAAAATCCGGTTGTTGTATTGAGTGTACCAACCTCTTAAAAAGGACGCGCTATAAAGAAAACACGCGGGCATCGATGCGGATCTGGCGGGGTAAAAATAGGGAAAAATGCAGGGATTATAGCCGGAAGTGGGAGGCAAGTAATCGCCCTCGCCGTATTAAGGCCACTCGACGCGGCCCCTATAACCAAAATAGAGATCTATCAAGAATAAAGCAGCAACGAGAATTGTATAATCGGCTATTTTTATCAGATACTTATGTTAAAAAGGTTATATATCGGCACTCCGGTATTTGGGTAAACGATCCAATAATAATACAGGTCAAGCGGGAGCATATCTTAATGCACCGAGAATTAAAAAAAGCAAAGGAGGTATTAGATGGCCAGGATGATAGTATCGGAGATAAATGAACTGCGTAAATTACTGGTTGATTTTAAAGAGGGCACAGTTAGCCGAGAGGATTTAGATGCCCAGGTTTCAATATATAAGCAAACGAACCGGCGCGTACAAAATACGCTTAAAGTTATGTCATTAATGGTTAAGGTCGGCATGAAAAGAGAGGTTAAAAAACTATTAAATCAAAATTTAATAGGTGAGTTGGATGAAATTACCACCCCTTTACCGCTATATGACCGCACCAAAGATCGAGGAAATGACGAATAGCCAGGAGGCGAAACCATGATCGATCACCCCGACGATTGTATGTGCGAGTTGTGCCAAAAGAAACGCGGTACATATTACAATACCAACTTTGAAACCGGCGCCACCCTACTAAAAAGCCAAAAAGACGCCGGCAAACAAGAGGATCGAGTCTGGCAGTATTTCAAAGACCGGCCAGGCCAAAACATACCCAGGCACCAGGTTGAAATTGAAATGGGCCTATTGCAATCAAGTATCGTTCGCTGTTTAAGGAATTTGGTTATAGAGGGCAAATTGATAAAAAACGATAAAGACAAGGTGCCTATGGTATTGGGCCTGCAGGGAAAAATGGTACATACCTGGACCCTGGCGCCACCGCGGGAACCCAGGCGTGAGCAAAGGCCTTTATTTTGAAACGCGGCCCAGGACGGCCCAGGAAAAAGCCCGTTACCCTCGAGGAAATTGTCAAGGTAATGATGGATCTCTGAGATAAAAAGATCGAGCTCGCGGTCGGTGAGCAAGAGGCCCACCTACTTAGATGTAACGCAAAGGCCAGAAATAAATCCTTTGAAATTATGTACGATCGATTTAAAGAGGTAGTTGTCGATCTTATAAAAGAGCACCGAGTAAAGTATCATCCATTTTGCGATCCAAAGGAGTTGGATCAAACCCTTAAAGCTCTGCGCGAGTATTGGGAGCAGCAAAGGAGATCCAACTTATGAACGGAAAATTTAAGGTAATAGCCGGCACGATCTTAACAGTTTTTGCATTATTCGGCGCGGTATGGGGCCTAAACGATCAATTTACACCGCGAGAGGTACATGAGTTATGGGTGGCGGATATGCAGAAACAAATGATCCAGATCCAGAAAAACAACCAGGTGGCCGCGGCCCAAAATCAATTATGGTACTGGCAGGCCCAGGTGGAAAGATTGACCGGCGAAGTAGCCAGGGCGCCGAGTAATCAATTTAAGAAAAACCAATTAACCGAGGCCAAAAAACAACAGACGTTTTGGCAGCGCGAAGTGCATAAACTAATGAATCAATAACAGAAAGGAAAACCATGTTTCAAGATCCAGGCGATCCGGAGATCCTAAACGAATTAAAGGAGCTCCGATTATGGTTAGATGGTTTTATGACAGACAGGGCGGACGATAATAATATGGGTGAAACCTGGCCCTATGCTATTACCGGCACTCATGTTGATGCCCTGGAAACAACTATCAACTGGTTAGATGCAAGGAAAGGAGATCCTAAAAATGACGATAAATCAAGATGAAAGGCCGGTACCGACCACCGAGAAAGAACTGGCCGAAATGAAACTCGCGCCGATGGGCGATTTTAGCGAGCACTGGTTAGATTCAAGAGGAAATCCGGCCGGCGGCGTATCAACAGGAATGGGCTATACTATTTCCTGGCAGATGGGGCCCCTGGGGCGCGGCGAAGAAAGGCGGATACCAAATGGCGCTTTTGTCGAGAGCATTATATTTGCAGCTATCGATCGACTCCAATTTTATCAAAAATCTAAATTCCACTGCGACGAGAACGAGGCCGCTATCAACTATCTTAAAGACGCACTTGAAGCACTGGAAACCAGGACCGCACGACGAGAGGCCGCGGGAACGGAGGGCACCCATGACGATTGAATTCAAACTGGCATTTCCTTACGAAATCCATGTAATACCAACTGTTAATGGCGGAGTTATCGCAAGAGTTGGATGCGCGGAGCTCACCTTTTCATCTACCAACAAACTTTTAACCGCTATGCGCGAGTATTTCGCGGATCCGGAGGAAGTCGAAAAGGCCTATAATGCGGCGCGGAAAGCCTCGCATGGTCCGATGCCCTGTAATGGAAACCTGGGATCCGGCCGGACGGTTGAAAGCCTGGGCCCGCCGGCGCAAGATTCGCCAGGGCCCGAAGTGGCCAGCGAGGATACCGGACCGGACGAGGAAAGGACCGAGCCAGGATGAGGGCCAGGAATATTGGCACTTGTCCAAAATGTATGCGGCGCCAGCCTTTTGCAAGAAACGATGCGAAGATCAAGCCTGGTAAAACATATTATTTCGAGTGCGAGGGATGCGGGAAGATGATTGAAGTTTCCCGCGGGCACCATGCTACAACGGTGCAAAAAGCTAAAGACCAGCAAAGGAAATTGTTTGACTAACCGGCGAGGACCGCCGGACGCCTGGGCGGGCGCAACGTAATCCCCCAAAGTGGAAAAAGGACGCGGCGCCTGCCCTGGCCTGGTTTAAAATGATATATCAATATTATTGGGCTAATAATCCTGTAAGGGCAAGATTGAAAGGCCGGCCATGCCGGATCCTGGCCACCGGCCGGCTTAATTCTGTATTAATCGAGATCGATAACCAGTTAATTATAACAGATCGCAGAGCATTAAGGAGGGTGGAAAATGGCAAACATACTAAAAATGCAGAAGATAAAGGAGAACGCGCTCGCCACGATCGGTAAATATTTCGATACATATACCGATCAAATTGACCAGGCGTACAAAAACGGCGATCGAGAGGTAAAGATCGGTTTTGGCGTAACGGTGAAAATGGACAAGGGCCAGGTTAAACAGAGGACCGAGATCAATTTTATCAAAACGCGGGTAAAAGACGGCATGACGGTGAAATATGATCCGGATCAAATCCTTTTCGATTTTGAGGGCGACAAATGACTAAGCAGAAAATGTATGCACTTGTTTTTGTATGGTCGATTATCGCGGCGGCCGTTATTCTCGGCATTTGGCTAACGCCGATCGCGCTAAAATGGTGGGAAAGGGCGGTAACATGATTAAAAAATGGTGGGGCAAATTTCTTTGCTTTATAGGCGATCACGATTGGACCGGCGCGGCGCTCGAGGGGATCCCGCCGGATGAGCGGATTATCGAGCTCGCAGATAAGGATCCATTGGCGGGTTTCGCGGAGTACTCGGCCATGTATTGTCGGCGGTGTGGCCGTCGGTCGGATCTATCGCTTTAAAATCTAAACTCTGAATTGTCCGGCGCCTGGCCAAAAGCGGGCCAGACCGCCAGCCATTTCAGAGTTGATATTTTACGCTTGACCAGGAGGTTAGATCATGGATAAGGATCAAAAGGAATGGATTGACAATGCTACTTATTACGCATTGATGAACCGGTGGCGATTTGCTAAAGGCGGAGATCCCATTTTCCAGGGCGAGGCCGGCGAGTATTACAAAAAGGTTATGACGGATATGCGGGCCCAGGTGGGAAATGCCGAGCACGTTAGAGTCAGCAAGAATTTAGGATTTAAAACATAATGGTTAAGCTGGTACTGGATTTAAGGCGAAAGTCGACGCCACAAACCTATGCAGAATATCAACCCGAGGCCAGGAAGTTTTTTAACGCGCAGCAGATCGAGGGCCAGGTGGTATTGATCGAGGTTAAGGTTTATGCCGATGAAAAGGATAAATTTGATCTTGATATTATGGAGTTGCACTTAAAGGCGCGAGGCGCTAAGGCGGTTGAATTTCATTATAACGAATATGAAAGGAGCTAAATTATTATGGCGAAAAAAGGCAACGGTGACGATAAAAGCGTTAAGGACGTAAAAAAACAAATGGCCTTTTTAGATGAAGTTAAGGCGGCGGCTAAAAAACATGGGATCCCATTTAATCAAGGGCAGGGCCCAGGGGCGGCCGGCGGCATGATGCCCCAACAGAAACGAGATCTAAGAGTACAGGTCCGCGAGCAAGACGGCCAGGTGATTGTCGATTTTGGGCAATCGATAAGCTGGATGGCGTTAAGTCCGGAGCAGGCCACAAAGTACGCGGCCACGATCATAAAAATTGTTCAGAATATTCAGAGCATTAAAGCGAGCGGCGGATCCGCGGCGCCAGAGGATCCACCGGCAGCCGATGAGGCCGAGGAAACGACCGCGGATCCGGATGCTGAAAAAAAAGAAGTTGACAAGCCCGAATAATTAGCTTTACCATATTGCCTCTATCCTGAGTCACATTGGAACGTAAGCGGGCGACAAAATGGATCAACTAATTTATTCAATCTTCTTTTGCAAGAGGCCTGGGGTTTGACCACCCCCAGGCTTTTTGCGTTTATGGAGCGGAAACGTGGTATTTAAGGATATTCACATAGTTATCTTGATCGGTGTACTTTTCATAACGTCGGCGGCCGCGGTGTGGGGAACGATAAGATTTGCGATCCCGAATTTAAAAGAAAGCCTGGGCAATATCATAAAGAGGTTGACCGCGATCGAGGAAAAAATAGGCAACGCAATTACGCGGGCGGATTTCGACCAGGAGATCGAGCGGATTAATTTAAGCCGGCAGCACCACAGAATATCCTGCCAGGGCACCCTGCAGGCCAGGATCGAGGAACTAAGTACGGGCCTAAAAGAATTCGACAACAAGCGCGAGCGGGCCCGCACCGAGATAGTAACAAAGGCCGAGTTTGATGAGCACAAAAAAAATGTTAAAACCGATATGGGCGTCCTCTTTAAAAAAATGGACATAGGCCAAGAGTTGTTGGCGCGGCTGGATGAGAGGATCCAGCTTTTTATCAAGTCTAATGGCGAGAAACCCTAACGCAGGAGGCAACAGATGGAAGAACAGACCTTAATGCAAAGTTTGCTGCAGATCATAATTCCCTTTGCAGTGGCGGCCGTTTCGGCCTTAACAACCTGGGCCCTGTACGAGCTCAAAAAATGGGTGAAAAGCCGGACCAAGAGCGAGGCCCTAAACGAGGCCTTAAACGTCCTGGGCGTAGTGGTTCAAAACACGGTGGCCAAGATAAATGAAACTGTTAAGGAAGTCGGCGCCGATGGGGTGATAACTCCGGACGAGGCCCAAAAGCTGAAAGGCGCGGCCATGACTTCAATCAAGCAGCAGTTACCGCCGGCCACGCAGAAGATTCTCGAGATAGGGATCGGCCAGCTGGACGATTTTATTTCCGGCCAGGTCGAGGTGGCCGTTTTAACAACCAAGAGGCTAAAGGTGGATGCCGGCAGTATGGAACCGCGGACGCCGATAGCCCAATAAAGGAAAGGAGGCCTTTAGTTATGGTAAAGCAGATCCGAAACGAAATTTTTGACGGCCTGGTAATCGGCCTGGCTATTTTCCTGGCGCTCATGTTCGCCGGCTGCGCTCAATTCCAGGGCAACCCGATACCGGAAACGGCAAAGGGCAAATATGTCACGGCCCGCAAATTTTATAACGACCAGGTTGAGGCCCTAACGGCCTATGCCCCTGTATTAACTCCGGAGCAAAAAGCGGGGATGCACAAAGATCTGGCGCCGGTTATGGATGGGATTGAAACCACCCTGGACGCCTGGAAAATTGCGCTACTGGATCCGGCAAAGGATCCCACCGCATATAATAGCGCCTGGCTTAAATTGCGCGGGCAAATGGTGGCAATAATCGCTAAATACATGGATGAATAGGCCTAATTTGGCGCGTATCGATCTATTTGAAAGGAGATAATACCGATATGGGAGCAAGCGAGTTAATCATTTTAATGAGCTTTTTAGAGGCAGGAGTCCGCTTGTTTGAAAAAGCGACGGCCGGTAAAACGCCGGAAGAAATCGACGCTATGGCCGTGAGTGAGGAAACCCGAACAAAAACCGCCAGGGCGGCCTTTGAGGCCGAATTCGGCGGCACCGGATAAACCCCCAGGCAGAACGTAAAGGCCCAGGGGCCAGTGGCGCCCCTGGGCATCGAGGATGGTAAAATGATCTTGACCACTGAGAAACTAAACGCAATTATTTATGCAGCAATTCGTGATTTGAACGAATTGACCAATCCGGTTACACCTATCGAGGCTTTTGACGATCTTCCGGAGGCCTTGCAGACCATTTTCAACTCACAAATGGCCATAATTATTGACGATATTAAGACAAGGCCTAAAGAGTTACATGATAAATGGAAAGTAACCGCCCAGGAATTGATCGATTCGGACACCATTTCGCAGGATTTGGTTGCCAATTTAGAAACTTATATGCTACCGTTTAGAAAATTGCCAGTGTGGAAACAAACCGAATACCGGTTACAGCTGCAACTGGCCCGAACCCTTTTGAGGCATAACAGGAATGTCGAAAGGTACGAAAAACGGCAACGGTAATGGCAACGGTTATCCGGCCGAAGTGTGGACCGAGATCAAACAGGAGTACATATTAGGCCAGCTATCTATTGCTGCAATTTCCCGTAGTTACGGACCCACCCGCCAGGCTATAATGAAAAAGGCGGATAAACTCGGATGGGCCCGAAACATGGCCGACGATGTACGCGCAGCGGTAAAAAAGAAATCGATTGAACAGGAGTTACAGCAAGAGGTTACAGCTGATAACTACTCCGAGGCGATCGACAAATATGGCGAGCTCGGCGCAGGAGTGATCGGCGCTCACAAGGTTTTATTCCATAAAATTTTGCGACGGTGTGATGTAACCCTGGACCGATTAATTAGAGGCGATATAATAATGGACGAGCTCGCGTCCGGAAAACGTATCCGGAAAAATATTGTGGTGGCAGCCACCCTGGCCCTAAAGGATCAAAACACTACCCTGAGAACAGTATCGGAAGTGGTGGCCAGAATTGTTCCCCTGCAGCGGCAGGCATTTAATATCGATGAGGACGGATCCGGCGCCGACAAAATCACTTATTACATTGTTGGCGACTTAGAGAAACCGGACGATGCGGGAATGTCTAAGCGGTTAAGTGCCTAATTTACTGCACCCTACCATACTCGGGCCCTTGAGATCGTCCAATGTCGCGCACCTGGCGAGGCCATTTTTTGCGTGATTTCACACAAATAGCCCATTTTAAAGAAAATGCCTAATAATCGCTCGAAAATAAATAGACGCAAGTTTCTGCAGCTGGCCACCCTGGGCACCCTGGGCCTGGCCCTGGGCCTCGAGGCCGTACCAGCTGCAGCGAGAATCGCGCCGGCAGCCGGCCGCACTAATCCGATTTTTACGGGCGCCCTCGGTAGGTATGAGGGCGTTTCTATTATTCATAGCCCTGGGGATGGCCTGGGGCCTATGCGTGAATTGTACCATGTTGGATCCACCGTCAAAAAGGTATCGGTCAATATCGACGGTAAGGATTTTGTCACGATCCATGAGCAGTGGATCCCATTTACCAAACTAAACCGCCCAGGAGGGTGGTAGCAAAAGGAGAGGATAGGCCTATGCGGAGATTGAATTGTCAAGCGCGATACCACAACCGGTTGCCGGCGAGGAAAGCGTCACTTATGACGCGATACCTACATTAAGGCAATTCCACAAGTCCGGCGCAGCCTTACGCGCAGTGGTCGGTCCGGTCGGATCCGGCAAAACCACCGGCGCCACCTGGGAAGTGTGCCACCTTATACCCTGGCACCTTTTCACAAAATACAATATCAAAGAATGTAAATTTGTTGTTGTCCGCAATACCTATGCAGAGCTCCGAGATACCACGCAGGCCACCATCTTTGAGTGGTTTCCTTTCGGTAAATTCCTAAAGCAAGAGCAAAAATATACCATTAAGCATCCGGACGGCCCCACCGTAACCCTTTTATTTAGATCATGCGATCGAGAGGCGGACGTTAAGAAGTTTAAAAGCCTCGAGATAACCGGCTATTGGATCGATGAGTCTATCGAAGTGGCCGACGCTATCAAGAGGATGCTTAAAAATCGGATCGGCCGATTTCCTAAGATGAAAAAGGCCCTGCAGTGGTACAAGGAAAAATATAAAGAGATCCCGCCCGAATGGATCATCGATGGTGAGGAAACATTCCCGCTACCTCGATTCGGCATAGAAACAACGAACCCGCCCGATATAGAAATGCCCACCTATCATCAATTTGCCTGGCAGAACGAAGTGCCAGGGCCCATACCGGAAATTGAACCACTGGCCAACCATGAGGGATTTTGGCAGCCACCCAGGGAAAACGAGAAGTATCTCAGGCCTGGCTATTATAACGATCTAATTTTGGATTATAAGGATACGCCAGATTGGATCGAAATGTATGTCGATGGAAAGCCAGGCGTCCTGGTCAAAGGTAAGCTGGTTTATTATAATTTCCGGCGCGATATGCACCAGGCCGGCGCCCCTTTGATATGGTCCGGACCTGGCACCCTGTATCGAGGATGGGATAACTCGGGCAACGTGCCGGCCGCGGTCGTAGTCCATAACCCCTCGCCTTTGCGGTTTCATGTAATGCGGGAATTTTGCCACGATAAGATGGGGATCATCGATTTTACTAAGTGGGTAAAGGAAAAATGTAACACCGAATTTCCTAACGCCGAGTGGGTAGATTATGGGGATCCGGCCGGCGCGGCCAAGTTTAGCAAAAAAGAGGGAGGATTTACCAGTAATGCCATATTAATGACAGAGGAAGGCGTCAAGATCGAGAGCTCGGAGCAAAACTTTACGGCCAGAACGCAGGCCGTCGATGGGATCCTGGCGCGTATCGATGGATGCTTGATCGATCCCAGGTGCACCAGGTTATTAAACGGATTCTTAGGCGGATACCATTACAAAGAGATAATGAACACCGGCGAATACTTTGACGATCCAGAAAAGAACCGGTTTAGCCATATCCATGATGCCTTTCAATATGTCATGGTCCGCCTAACAGGCAACAAACCCAAGAAACGCGGCGCCGAAAAGTGGAAACGTCGGCGGCGCACCGCCATGAGCGTATAGGAGGATACCCATGCAAAAGCTAAAATCGATTTTCGTAATTCTTTTAATCGTCCTGGTGGCCGGCCTGGCCTTTGCCGGTGACAAACAATTAACTTTTGAATGGCAGCAGGCGGCCGATGATCTTCCGGACCTGGCCAAGTGGCAGCTATTTATGAGCCTGGATCCCGATCTACCTTTCGATCAATGGGCCCTGCAGGGCGATATTGTTTACACCGGAACGCCGGCCGATTGGTATGATGCACCTTTCACCATCACAGTGCCCGACGGCGCCGAAACGGCCACCTACTTTAAAATGACGGCGATCGATACCGGCGGATTATCGAGCGATCCCTCGGATCTGCAGGAGGGCGCACCGACCATTATTGATTTCAAGCCACCGGCAGCAGTGGCAGATCTCGCTGCAGTTTTCGACAACCAGGCTAAGACGGTCACGCTAACCTGGTCGACGGATCCGGCCGATACCGATATAGCCAGCCAGGAAGTTTTCAAGGCCTCGGCAGCCGGCGGGCCCTATGCCTCGATCGGCCAGGGATCCAGCCCGTTTGTGTACCAGCTGGCGCCGTCGGATTCTGGCAAGTGGATTTATTTTGTGGTGGTGCTAACCGATAACGATGGTAATTTCTCATCTAACTCTAACGAGGTGGCCGTTAAATTGTCGATGGGCGTCCCTTTCGGCCTAAGAGTAACCGTCCAGGCCCAATAGCAGGAGGCTATTAAAATGGCAGAGATCAGGAGCGAGCTCGGATATTTCGATAGGCAGCCGGTAATATGCCTGGCGCCGAAAGTTGAGCGCACCAGCAACAAAGGAAAGAGGTTTTTAATCGGCATGAACCAGCTTTACGAGTACTCAGAGGACCATAACGCCACGTTCGAGCAACACATGAGGCGAGTATCCCAGGCGGTTTTGGAGCGTTTTGATCTCGGAGAGCCAACTATTAAGAAAATGGCAGAAATTGCGGCCGTGATTCAATCGAGGATCGACGATCTATTGAAGATGCCACCCCTTGCACCAGAGAAAAAGGCGGTGGCCTCGGCCATTGTAAAGATCGACGGCCAACCGTTTCACCATGAAATAAGCGAGGATACCAATGCCGGATATATCCAATACAACAGCGGTTGAACCGGATCGATTTAACGATCCGGATTATGGTTACAACCAGGGCCTATCCCAGGAGGAAGAACTGGCACTCGCCGGTTTTGAAGATGCGGAAACCCGCGACACTGAAAAGCACCCCTATGATTATGACCAGGTATCCTTAACCAGGTACCGCCGGCTAAATGGATGGTATAAGCGCGAGCGGCAGCTGCAAGGCGATTTCCGTATCGAGCAGATGAAAGACCATAAATTTTATGACGGCGATCAATGGGAGGAAGATGATAAGAGCGAGCTAAAAGAACGCGGGCAAAAGGCAACAGTTTTTAATCAGATCAAGCCTACTTGTGATTGGGTGATCGGCACCGAGAAACGAACGCGCATTGATTATCTTGTACTACCTCGAGGTAAAGAGGACCGGCCCCTGGCGGAAACGAAAACAAAGATCCTTAAATATGTATCCGACGTTAATAAAGAACAATTCCACCGCTCGAGGGCCTTTGAGGATTCGGTCAAATCCGGCCTGGGATGGTTAGAGGCCGGCGTTAAATCAGATATTGACGATGATCCGGTATTCGTAAGGTGGGAAGATTGGCGCAATATTTGGTGGGATACCCTGCACGTTGAGCCCGATTATTCAGACGGCCGCTATTTATTCAGATCCAAGTGGGTGGATTTCGATGTAGCGGCCTCGATGTTTCCGGACCGGATAGGCATTGTCCGCCTGGCAGTGCAAAAGGATGATCTATACTGGCAGGAAGAAGATCAACAGATCGATGTTGATCCGGTCGAGGGCGAGGCCGGATTCGCGCTCGAGCTATCCGGAGATACCGGCGTAACCACCTGGGCCCGCAATCGCGTCCGCCTTATTGAAGCCTGGTATAAAGAACCGATGCGCGGCAAGATAATGAAAGGCAAGGACATTGGCACCATGAACGGCGTAATGTTTGATGAGAAGAACGAAAACCATCAAACGATGGTGCAAGAGGGCCTGGCCAGCACAGTGGATGCTATCCGGATGGCCGTTAGGGTAATGATATTTTGTAGTCGAGGCATCTTGCACGACGGCCCGACGCCTTACAACCACAACCGGTTTCCATTTGTGCCCATTTGGGCAAACCGCAAAAAGGTTGATAACTCACCTTATGGCATGATCCGGCAGCTGCGCGATCCCCAGGAAGATCTAAACAAGCGCCGATCAAAAGCCCTGCATATTCTCAATACTCGCCAGGTTGTAGCCGATGAAAATGCCACCGATGATTGGGATGATATTAAGCAGGAAGTGGACCGGCCCGACGGTCTTATCCGAGTTAAGTCCGGTACCCGATTCGATTTCCAGACCGATACGCAGCTGGCCGGCGAACACATTATGCTAATGAACCAGGACGCCGAATATATCGAGCGGACCGGCGGCGTTAATGATGAAATGATGGGCAGGCAGACAAACGCCGTAAGCGGCAAGGCGATAACGGCCCGCCAGGAGCTCGGTACCACCTTAACCATGACCATGTTTGACAATCTCCGCCTGGCATTTCAGTTAATAGGCGAGCTAAAACTATCCTTGATCGAACAATTTTACACCGAAGAAAAAACAATCCGGATCCAGGGGGCCCCGAATGAGTGGGATTTTGTCGATCTCAATTACCAGGATCCGGATACCGGCGAAACGCTAAACGATATAACGGCCAGCCAGGCCGATTTTGTTATCGATAGCCAGAACTTTACGGCCTCGATGAGGCAGGCAGCCTTTGAGCAATTAACCGCCATGCTCGAGAAACTACCGCCCGAATTGGCTATGGCCATGCTCGATATTATTGTCGATATGTCCGATGTACCGCTAAAGGAAACATTGGTGCAGCGGATCCGCGATATAACCGGTCAAAAGGATCCGAGCAAAGATCCGGAGGATCCGGAAGAAGTTGAAAAAGAGCGCCAGAAAGCAGAGGCCGAGGCCAAGCAAAAGGAACTACTCGAGGCAATCCAGATGCTCGAGATTCGATTTAAGGAGGCCCAATCCGGCAAGCTGGAAGTCGAGGCCGAGGAAAAATCATTAAAGATGGAAGTCGAGGCCGACAAGGTAGGCGCCGAGGTTGAGAAGATCGAGGCGGAAACAATGTCGATCGAGAGCTCGGTCGAACTGGCCGACGAGGAATTAGATTTTAAAAAGACCGATGCGGCCGTCGGCCGGCAGATCGATAGGGCGAAAGTCTTATCGGATATTGAGGCCTCTAAGCGATCGGCTATGGCATCCGAACGACCAACACCCAGGCAACCGGCTAAGAAACCAGCCAAGAAAGGATAAAGCATCATGCCAGCAGCAGCAGCAAGAGCACTCCAAAAAGGCCTTAAAAAAGGCGCCAAGAGCACAGGGCTAAGGTACGGCGCCCAAATGGGCGGACCGGTAAAGCGCGGCGCGTCAAGTCAAATGGGCGGACCGGTAGCAAATGCTGCGTTAAGGTATAGCGCCCAAATGGGCGGCCGCCCAGGACTCCGGAGAGGCGCCATGTCGACGAAAATGGGCGGACCAGGCGATCGAGGCCCAGGCGGTTTACCGCAAGGCGAGCTATCCGGAGTACACGGCGGACCGGCCTCGATGCCGGCGCCAGGTCGAGGGCAGCCCGAGGCGGCAACAGGCGCCCAGGGGCCCGCGGTTATGCCACCCGATGCGGCGGCGGCGCCGATGCCGACCGGCGGATCCGGAGCAAGCGCCGATGTTGGCACTGGCGGAAAAGGCGCTATCGATATGGGCCCGACTCCGAAAGGGGTACAGGATGCAGGCGCCGGCGGTGGCGGTCGATTATTGAGGCCAGGATCCGGCCTTATTCAACCGGCCGCACCGATCCGGCCCCTGGATGGTGGCGAGAGTGTACCAGCTGCAATCCCACCGGCAGCGCAGGCGGCGCCAATGGCAAGGATGATGGCCATGCGTCAACCTATGTCCGGATTTCAACCGCGCAGGAAACCTAAAGGGCGGCCAGGTAGATTTTTTCAAGGCGGCCAGGGAGCAATTTAAAATGGCAAAACCCATTAAAAAGAAATTGACTAAGATGGTGGCGGGAGAAACAAAAAAGGTTGATAAGGTTAAAAAGATAACGTCCAGCGAGGCCTATCATATCGAGAAAAAGGCAAAAGAGGCCAAACGGTATGGATCATTTAGCGCCGGACCGTCGAAAAAAGACAAGAAAGCCGCGGGTAAAGATCGCCTTACCAAAATGCGGAACTTAACTTTAGAAATGCGATCCAGGCGCAAGGCACGATCCACCATGCCGACTTTTGGGAGGAAATAATGGGCGTATCCAGATCAAAAGGCTGGACCGAGGACGATATTAATCCGGACGATCCGGAGGCCTACCAGGGCGGCGGGATCGTAACGCCAGAGCTCCGATTGCGCGAGGAACAGGAAAAGCTAAAGAAAAAGCGCAAAAAGCGGATAGCGTCAAACCAGGAATTCATTAGTTTAATGAAAGACCGCGGCCCAATGTCAACAGGTAGATAATGGATCCAACAGGCAAAAGTAGCACATATCATCCTTATGGATTGCCGGCCATTAAGAAGTGGCGCGGCCAGGATGCAAAGCGCAAGAAAAAGAAATATTTGGCTAATCGATCATTTATGTTGACCGAGGAACAAACACCCCAGGGCCCCAAAGCATCCATTAACCCCTGGAATAAACGATAGGAGGTATCACTATGTCAGGCGAGGGCACAGCACCAAGTTACCAGGGGCGAAAACCCCAAAAAGATGATTATTCCGGCAAGCCGGCCACCGGCAGAGGCCAGACGGCCAGGGCAACCGAAACCAAAAAACAATTTAAGCCGATGGGCAAGAGCCCAGGCAAAGAGAAAAATCCGGCACCGCAAAAGAGGCCGGTACACAATTCCAGCAAGGATAAGGGCGGATACTAAAGAGGTAGGCCATGCCGTTGACGAAAAAAGGCCGCAAGATTATGTCGGCCATGAAAGGCCAGTATGGCGAGGACCAGGGCGAGCGCGTTTTTTACGCCAGCAGGAATAAAGGCACGATCTCGGGCGTAGATAAGGCCCGCAATAAAAATAAGAAACATCAAATCTATATGCGCGGTCGATCGCGCATGAATTAAGGAGGCCCCAACATGGCAGACGATGAAAAGAAAAAAAAGAATCCAGGCCTTGTCGAAAATGTCAAGAATATCTATGGCATGGGTAAAAAGCTGTATAGTCACTATATGGCAAAGCGTAAGCAGATGAGCGAAACCAGGCCGAAACCAGGTGTACGCAAGATTGAGCCCAAACCGCCTGGCGAGGATATGGAAAAGCCGATTGTAACCCAACCGCCTAAGAAGAAAAAAGAAAAACCCCGCGGCGGAGTCGGCGGCGTTTTGGATACCATACAGGAACGCAAGCGCCGGATGGAAGAAGCTCTAAAAGATTAACCCTTAACCAAAACCAGGAGGTAGAATCATGGTAGCAAAAGCCGAGGATAAGGCAGCAGCACCGGCCAGCGACGGCCGAACCGACAAAGAAAAATTAACGGATATTGGCATATCTCCGGAAGAACAAGCGGCCCTCGAGGCCGACGATACCGACGAGGGCGCCGATAAGGACGCAGCCGGCAAGGATGCCGACAAGCCTGCAGCTGCAGACAAGGAGGCCGACGATGCCAAAGGGGAGAGCCAGGCCGATAAAGATAAGGCGGACGCGGCCAGCGACGGCGAGGGTGACGCGGAAACCGACGATCTTAAACCGGCCGAAAAGGTACCCGACCATTTCATCGCAATGGCGGAAACATTAACCGAGGAAGATCTAACACAGATCGATACGGACCTGGCCACGCTCAAAACTCAATTTGATGATGGTGATATTGATTATGAGAAATACACCGACGGCCGTTTAGAGCTCGAAAAATTGTTATGGCACCATGAGCAGGCCGAAATGACAAATATTAACGCCGTCGAACAGCGGTGGCAGTGGGAACGCGATTGGTATCTGCAATCAAATGCGGAGCTCAATAATTCCCAGGTGATTTACGGTGCCTTTGCAAGCCAGGTAAACGCGCTTTTAGCCGACGATGAATGGAATACCGCCCCAGGTTTTGACCTTTTGACCGAGGCACACAGGCGCGTATCGTCCGAGATCGATAGCCTGGCGGGCCCAGGATCCGAACCGGTCAACAATGGCCGACCAGCTGGCGGCGATAAATTGAGCGCCGACGAAAAAGCGGCCGCGGCCCTTAAAAAGGCAAAGGCGGCAGAGTCCGGCAAGCGGCCACCGGAAACCCTGGCCGGCAAACCGGCAGCCGAGCAACACACCGATGAGAGTAAATTTGCCTATCTTGATAATTTAGAGGGCGAAAAGCTGCAGGCCGCGATCGATAAACTCAGCCCGACCGAGTTAAAAGAATACGAGGACCACCACTAATGGAAAAGGTATATCCAGATAATTGGGATCCGACCGCGAAAGTTGAAAAGGCCGAGATCGATAAAACGGTATTAATCGCGCCATTTGCCTATGTTATGGCCGGCGCGGTAATAGGGCCCTGGGTGATAATCGGATCATATTCGCTGATCGGTGAAACGTGCATCCTGGGTGAGAACGTACAAGTTATGGCCCATGTGACCATGCAGGCGGCCACGATCGAGCGTGACGTTTTTATCGGTCCAGGCGTCCGGATCCTAAACGTAAAGCATCCACAGGCCACTTTCGAGGATCCGAAAGAGGATCCGGTCGTAATATGTGAGGGCGCCGTTATAGGCGGCGGCGCAGTAATCCTGCCAGGCGTGACCATAGGCCCGCGGGCCAAAGTGGGCGCCGGCGCAATCGTAACAAAGGATATGGCAGCCGGTGAGCAAGTGAAAGGCCAGGCGGCCAGTGTATTTTAAAAATCATGGGGCGGAAATGTGGCACTCTTAACCGACGTATCGAAAAGCGAGATTGTGCACTTGCATCTGCAGGACGATACGATAATCACGCTGCGCGTTATCAAAAAGAGCGGCAAAAAGGTTAGGATCTGCATTGACGCACCTAAAACAGTGAGCATATCCAAAAAGGATTTGCCAAGAAAGTAAGGCCCCAGGTTCAATTATAGCCACCTGTTAAAACAGAGCAGGGCAAGAGGCCGGCGGACGGTGCCAACGATAGGCGCCGGCAACGTGCAGGAGTGAATTAAAAACCTGTAACCTACTCTAATCTTATTCTGAACAGGAGGCTATAAAAATGGCACAAACCATCATAGGGGTTAATGACCCAAAAGCAGTAAAGAAATATTCGGCGTTTCTGGCCGTCGATGTTGCGCGTACTTCATATTGGAGTCGCAAGTTTTTTGGCCAGGGAGTTGAATCCGGTATGCCGATCCACCAGCTTAACGAGCTGGAAAACGATGCCGGCGAGTACATTTCCTTTGACCTTTCCATGCAGCTGAAAATGCAACCGGTCGAGGGTGACGATGTACTCGAGAACAAAGAGGAAGAATTGAAGTTTTACACCGACGGCGTTTATATCGATCAAATGCGCGGCGGTGTGAACAGCGGCGGCCGCATGACGCGGAAACGGACCATCCACAATTTACGCAAGGTGGCGCGTAAGCGTCAATCCGAATGGTGGGCCAGGGTATTTGATGAGCTGCATTTCATGTACCTTTCCGGAGCTCGCGGCGTAAATGCCGAGTTTGTTTTTCCGGCAACCTATTCCGGATTTGCGGGCAACGCCTTTACCGCACCGGACGCGGAGCATATCCAGTACGCGAACAACAAAACAAAGGCGACCATCGTAGTTGGTGACGTTATGAACCTTACCGAGATCGATAAGGCCAAAGCGGTTGCCACCATGATGGGCGGCGGATCCGGCGGCGGTGATGCCGGCACCGACGGCAATACCCAAACGCCTAAGATCATGCCGATTATGATTAACGGCGAAAATCACTTTGTTACGGTGATGAATTCCTGGCAGGTTTACGATGTTCGGACCGCCACCAGCACCGGCCAATGGTTAGATATTCAGAAAGCGGCCGCGGCAGCCGAGGGCAGGAACAACCCGATTTTTAAGGGTGCCCTGGGTATGTATAACAATGTGGTGCTCCATGAGCATGAAAACCCGATCCGGTTTACCGATTATGGATCCGGCGGTAACATTGAGGCCTGCAGAGCTCTATTCCTGGGCGAGCAAGCGGCCGTTTGTGCGTTTGGATCCCCTGGCACTGGCCTGCGTTTCGGGTGGTTTGAGGAAACCCGCGACAATGGCAATCAGCTGGTTATCTCGACTCATTCCATTTTCGGGATCAAGAAAACCACGTTTAATGGCAAGGATTATGGCATCATGGCGATTGACACCGCAGCCAAGAATCCGACCACCTAAACGGCCGTAACCATTAACCTTTAACTTATTTGTAAAATCTTAATTGCATTAAACCGATATTTTACAGGAGGATAATACCATGACCGAGTATATTGCAAATATGGCAGGGGAAAAGGCCCCAGGCAAAAGCCCTCATTCCGCGGGCGAGGTATATGTCAGTGATGGCTATATCGATCTCACGGTAGCGTTAGAGGAAGATGATCTCATTTCCTTGTGCATTTTACCGCCCAAGTGTGTACCGCTCGGATTCGCTATCGAGTGCGAGGATCTGGACACCGGTACCACGATTACCTTAACCGGCGGGATGAAAACTCGCGCCGGTACGGATCTGATCGCGGCCCATGATTTTTTTGTGGATTCAGATGTGGGCCAGGCCGGCGGACTTCAAGGCAAGGAATGGATCGCGGGGAATTTCGATAATCTCCGTGTGGCCTATTCTCAGACCGAGGAAACGCTTATCGCGCTCAAAGTCACGGCCGCACCCACCGGCGGCGGAGTCGGCGGAGTGCGCGGCGCTTTGACCTATCGCGCCCAGGAGCAGCAGGATTATTGATAGGTCTTTAATTGCACAATAGTTGACCAGGCACTCAACCCAGGGGCCCCTGGCAGGCAGGGGCCCCGCAACCCCAAAGAGGACAGGAGGCCTTATGCTTATTAAATGCACGATGCGAGAGGGAATAACCGAGGCGGATATAGAGGGATACCGCTACACTTTCCGGCCGGATGCGGCCGGCAATCCGCTTTGCAACGTAACCAAAGAGGGCCATATTAAGCAGTTTTTGAACATGGGGCCCCATTGTTATGTGGAATACACGCCGAAAATACCTTATGAGCAGATGAGCGCAGCGCAGATATTCGAGCTCCCCGACGGCGAGGCCGAGGATCATAAGGCCAGGATTCGGGAAGAACAGGCGCGAGCGGACGCGATCGAGGCCGAGCAGGCCAAAAAGAAAGCCCAGGATCCGGAGGCCAGGCTAAAAAAGCTGGAAGATAAACAGGATCCGCCGGCGGAAAAGCCGGTGATAAAGCAGAGCGCAGCCGCAGGCCTGGCAGAAACCAGAATTAGAGAGATCATTAATAGCTTTAGAACGCTATCTAAAAAGAGGTTTGAAAGCTGGCTCGAAAACAACCGCGATCAAATAAAAATGATGCCGATCGATGTTAAGGCGGCCCTGGCCAAAAAGATAATTAAAACCTGGCCAGGCAAAGACCCCGAGATCGACGGCCTAAATTTGGAGCAATATGCCAACAGCACCGACGCCACCGATAAAGGACATAGTAATAACAAGTAAGGATCCGGAGCTGGTCGAGATCTTGAAAGAGATCAAGCAAACCCTGGATATACGCGAGGGGCGCCTGGGTGATACCAATTTCCGGTTTATTGATTATTACGAATTGTTGGAGCTCCTATCCGGTGACGAAACCATAACGATTACGGTTTTACCAGGCGCCCACAACCACCCGCATAATGATCTATCCACGATCCAGGGTGGCAACGCCACCGAGCGGTATCATTTAACCCTGGCCGAACATACCGCCCTGGGCGCTATTCCGGACCATAACGACCTGGGATCCATCCAGGGCGGATCCCCTACCGAGCGATACCATTTAACCCTGGCGGAGTCCGGCGCCTTGCACCCACCGGATAAAATATTTGAGGGCGATTCCAGGTTAGAAATTGTCGATACCGGTACAGGGATCATTTACGGATATGCAGACAATAACGAGGTATTAAGGCTTTATAACCTGGGCGGCAGGATCGGCAAAATAAACGAGGCCAGGATCGATTTTAGTAATGCCGGCGCCGGTTCAATGTCGATGCGGGCGATAAATACCCTTAAATCAATATCGTTAGATTCTTATTCAATCCGGATAGGTGACGCGGTTGATCTGCAAACCTGGGGCAAAACTCAACTCCTAATAGATTGTGGCATAAGCCCCTTGATGCGGTTTTCGATTGGGAATGGCGCCGGCGGCAGCGTCATATTAATGGATATAGATAGCACTTCTGTTAATTTGCCGGTCGGCCTACTCGAAACCAATACCGTAACGCCGATCGATCTAACAATCGATTGCGGCACCGAGAAAACCGTAAAATTGGCCGAGGGCGTTTGGAAAGATATAAACGTCGGCGGCGCTCAATTAAACCCGATACCGGCCTTTGCTCCGGACCTGGAAAAATTCGCAGACGAGGGCGGCGGAGATACCGGCATTTATACCCTGGCCTTTGCAGTGGGCGAGAGTGCATCCGGATCCTTTGAGATCCAGCACGACTACAAAGAGGGCACCGATATATCCTTTCATATCCATTGGCAGGGCAAGGCGGCGCCCACCGGTACCGACAACGTACAATGGCAGCTCACCTACACGATCGCAAGATTTGATGCCACCTTAGACGCGGCCACGGTGATTGTCATAGAAACCCCGATCGATACCCAATATAAAATGAACACTTCCGTTTTTCCGATGATAAGCGGATCGACCGGCGGCAACAATGGCGGGCCTATTCAGATGGGCGATCAATTCTTGCTAACCGTCGAAAGAATAGCGGCAGCTGGTGACGCCTATTCCGGTGACGCCTTAGTAATGACGGCCGGCCTGCATTATGAAGTTGATACAATGGGATCCAGGCAAATAGGAGATAAATAAATGTCAGTAATAACAGTGGGCAGCGCGATAGATCAATTTGAAAGGAAAGTCCTCGATGAGGGAAATGAGGATTGGACCGAGGCGGAAAACGTGACTTTGTTTAATAACACGATCCGCACCATGATTAATTTAGTGCCCAAACTGCACAGCAAAACCGAGTCTGTTTTATTGGCGCCTGGCGTACTGCAGTTTCTACCGGCCAAAGGTATTGAGCTGGTCGATATGCCCTTAAATATGGGCGAGGACGGCACGATCCCAGGGGCCCCACCGCGAGAAACCACCCTAAAGATTTTTAACGATGTTTGGCCCCGATGGGCCTATGATCCGGAGGATACCGTTATCGAGCACTACATGAAAGACGATAACGAGGAACGCCGGTTTTATGTTTATCCACCGGTGCACAGCACCACGCCTGTATATGTCTTAATCCAAATGAGCACTTTACCGGATCCGATAGTTTATGACGTATCAAACGATTGGAAATTGATAACAATACCGGTCGAGGATCAATATATCGATGCGATTCACAATGGTATGCTTTATATGTTTTATGACGATGATAGCGACAATCCAGGCAATACCCCGCGATCGCAGATGTATTATCAAAGATTTCAAACCGCGCTGCAGATCGAAACAGTTAAGCCCAGGCAGCGGCAATCATAAAGGAGTTTAGGCTATGACAACCGTACTTTATCGATTAAACGCCGGCGAGGTTATTAAGATCTCAGCTGCGAATCAAACCTTTGCCGATCGAGATACCGATTATTGGGGAGTGGCCACGGATCCGGCTTTTCCGGATGGTACCGAATTTAAGCCACCGCGTATCGAGGGATCCGCGAAATTTATGGACGTCGGCGGGAGCTCCTGCAGGAACGCGACGGCCGGCGAGATAAACGCCTTTGTGGCCGCGGAAACGGCCGACGATAATCTGCAGGACCAGGCGGGGGCCCGCGGGCTATTTGCAGTGCACCCTCGATGGAGAAAATTGCAGATCGCTATTATCGATATAAATATCCTCGAGTTTAATCTCCAACGTCAATGGAATATGGATCTAAAGGCCGGTGTGGCAGCTGCAACGAACCTGGCCGAGTTTAAGGCCGCAGTGGCGGCCCTGCCAGATCAAGCCCCAAGAACGCTCGCGGCGTTTAGGACGGCGGTACTCGCAAGAATAAATGAGGATGATTAACAATGGTAGATTACAAACCCAGGAGTTATCCGACGGCCGAGGTAGCGATCGCATTATTTAGCGGCCAGGGCGAGCGCCTGCAGGAGGGCGATATTACCAGCGTCCGGAAACCGCAGATCGGTATCGGATTAAAAGAGGCCAAAACGCGATTATGGCTATTGGTGCAGGGCCCGCAATATATCGAGTATGCCGGCCTAAAGGAAAAAGTTACCGAGCCCATAGATCCGACCAGGCTTTACGAGGACCAGGCATATATCAAATACGATAAGCGCCGATATTGTATCCCACTGGCCAGGCTAATACAGGTTTTCCCTACCCTGGACCTGGCAAAAGCGCGAGATCTCGGCCAGGCATACCAACCTTTTTACACATTAGATACTGAAAACCACCTATGGTTGACCGACCGGATCCCGCTCGATACCGCGGGCCTGGTTTTCGATAAAGCACTCGGAGTATATTTATAATGGCATCTTCAAGAGAAACCGCAACTAACGAGAATGTTTCCACGTTTGGCGCGGCCGGATTCGGCCGAGATTATACCGATGCGTCAAATTGGGAGGGCGATACAGATATAGATCTTGTATCCGCCACGCAATCAGAGGTTTTGGAGTGTTACGACGATGCGGCCGACTTGGACCCAGGCAGCCCGAATATGTCCGGAGCTACCACAAGCGCGAGCTATTTTAGGATCATAAGGCCCGCCGGCGTAAAGGGCGAGGTATCATGGCAGGGCCACGATGGTACCGACCAAAACGGCGTTTATATGCTAACCGACCAGGACGATACCCTTATGGAGATAGGCGAGCCATTTTCACAGATTCAAGATTTAATTTGTGGGTGGATTGTTCCTGGCGGCGCTAATCGTTTGGTTTTGGTTTCCGACGGCGGAGATTGTAAATGGGTGGGTGTTATTATGAATATCGCCAGCAATTCGGGCGGTACGGTCCGCGGTATGTCGATCCGCGGGGATAATGATATGGCCGTTAATTGCCTATCGATGAATAGCGACACTTTTGGATTTGATCTTAACGCGGACGATGTAGGCTTTAAGGTTTACGCGCTGAATTGCACCGCCATAAATAATGGTGACGAGGGTTTTGTGGCAGATAACGGCGCCGACGATGATACGGCCGTCGCTATTAATTGCCTGGCGCATGGAAACGGCGGGGATGATTTTCAGGATCCGAGTGCTAATGCCGAGTGGGATTTAACAAATTCAAGCAATAACGCCTCGGAAGATGCCACCGGCGCCGACTTCACAAACGGCCGCGGCAGCCAAACATTTACCTTTAAAGATGCCGGATCCGATGATTACCACCTGGACGGCGCCGACGCCGGCGCTAAAGATTTTGGCACCGATTTAAGCGCCCTGGGCGTTTTTGGTTTTGACGATGATGTTGATTGGGAAACCAGATCCGGCACCTGGGATATAGGATTTGATGAGTTTCTATTAGCAATCGGTTATCCGATCGTGACAGACCGATTTGTGAGCTCCTTAATTTTTGGTAGAATAGTGAGGTAAAAATTATGAATTTAGGCAAATGGGAAATAGACGATTTTGTGACTTTCACCTGTAATACGCACAATGCAGGCACCGGCGCGGCCGAAGATGCAGACGCAGTGCCGAGTTATCGCGTATATGAGGATGAAACCGCCACGCCGATATTAACCGGCACAATGGCCTTATTGGATTCTGGAAATACGGCCGGCCTTTATTCCGAGCGGATCCAATTAACCGCGGCCAGTGGTTTTGAGGTGGGTAAATCGTACAGTATTTACATATCCGCCACGGTTGATAGTATCGAGGGCACTTTAAGCCACTCCTTGCAAATTGAAGTGGAACCAGCAAGCGCGGCAGCCCTGGCCACCGTCGATGGTATTGTGGATTCTATCCTTGTCGACACCGGCACAACGCTACCAGCTGAACACGCCTTGCTGGCCACCGCGGCCAATCTGGCCATTGTCGATGGTATCGTCGATGCGATTTTAGTTGATACCAGTACGACTTTGCCGGCCGAACACGCC